TTCTTTTACTAACTTATCATGCAGGAACCGATGACCGAGAGCCGATGATCTCGAGCATCCTTCTGCCTTCCATGGAAATATGCGGCGATGTGATGGATGATTTCTATCCGACGATCTTCGCGCATTACCCTGATAGCATGGCGCAATGCCTAGAAACCGCAGAGAAGTCTACAACTATGACAAGTCCTCTGCCTAAATTAAGGCCGTTTTAATATGGGAAATATAATACCATTACGTTCTGATTTCTTAGAGGGATATCAGTGCGCGAAAGAAGAATATGCATCTGGCGAACTCTACTGTGTAGAGAGTTCGTTGATGACATTTGTTTTAGACCCTGCGGATAGTGACTTTCAACGTGGGTTTGAACAAGGACTTAAAAGCTTAATTCAAAAAAGGAAACAATCATGAATAAAGAAGAAATAAACGTGGTGCAAATAGCACTGGATCACCTGCTCGAGATGCAACAAGAACTGTTCGATGAACATGCTCAGAAGAGCCGCAGTTCGTTGACTGTCAACGATTGGGATGAGATGGCAACGTTCTCACGCAGAATAGCTGTGATCAAAGGTCTTCAATACGATGTAACAGGAGGGAAATACTGAACATGAGTATGACCGCAAAGATTAAATTATTTAGCCCAAACAATAAGCTAATGGCTACAACCACTGTGAGCGACGAGCATTATGTCGAGTGGATTGATCCTCCTGAGTTTATAGATAATGCTTGGAATTTGGCAGATAAAATGGCTGTTCACCTGTCGGATGGAGATTATTGGCGATTGAGTATGACTATCGATTTAGATTGTAGGGGGGCATATCAATGTACCAAGTAACATGGAGCAGGGAACGATCTCTGCCGCACGATATGGTCAGGAAGTTTGAGACATGGAAGGAGGTTCAGTCTTGGAAGGCTGACCTCGATGCTCGAGATGACGTCATGGATTGGACGATTACTTTGGTTGTCGATAGTAGGTTTGAAGAACAGGCTCGAGTGGATACTCACGCGGACAAAGAAAAATCTGCATTGATAACTAACATCTGTCGAGTTCTGCCTGACAACTTAACCGACGAGGAAGTGCCCGCTGCCTTAATGACAATTGGCTCGGTCTATGCCAACTCACCCGAAGAGATGGCAGGATTATTTTGTCTGCTCCAGGAGATTACTCAACGCATGGTAAGTAAACCCGAAGAAAGGACACATCACTGATGGACGATCAGGAAAAAATCGAGAAGTACCAAGACATTTATAAAGAAGCTTGGGACAGGCAGAATATAATCGACCGCAAAGCAAACCCTTTGGCTCGGGGACCATCGCCCATGACACGAAGGGCGTTGGACAATGCGAAGCGCGGAACAAGTACACGCATTCGCACAGATCAAGTGCCTTCAACCACGTTGGATGGCATCGATCCGAAAGATCGTCCCTTATCGAAGTCCGCAACACTGATTAACAACATGATGCTGACAACTGACATGACTTTGCAAGAGATGTCGGAAGAACTTAGAACCTCGCGCCACTCTGTGAGCTACATCAAGAAACGCTACGGCTTGCCGCGAACTTAAATTAAATAGGAAAACAAATATGACTTTAAATAATGCATTCAATACTACACCTTTCAATGTAATCATTGAGGATCTAACTTACACGAACAGTGCCTTCGGTCAGAACGAACAAGGCGACGTCGTGTTCTTCAACAATCGATTGGTCAACAAATTAAACCTGGACCTGGGAGATATCGTCGTGGCACATTGCATCCCAAACTACGAGGACAAGCGACACGAAACTCCTTGGAGAGCGATCCGAGTAACAAGTACCATGAAAGACGATGGTCAATTCGAGGACTTAAACTCTAATCAAGAGTAGCACTTGCAACCTACAACCATATATCGTATAAGCTACCAACAAATAGGAGGTCGTTATGGCTAGAAAGAAAATGAAAGAAGAAGATAAGCAACAGTTTCAGAACGTTGGCTTGTTAAAAAAGGATCACGATAGTCTTCGCGAACTAGCGAACAAAGAACAGAGATCCATGGCTCGGCAGCTATCGGTATTAATCCGAAGAGCAGTTGCCGAAACCAATACTGTATGATATAATACACAAATTGCTCGGTTGGTTCCGCCTGTGTGACCGACCATCAACTAGACCCCGACTGGCTAGGTTTCGCACTGCAACGTCGGGGTTATTTTTTTGCCTCAAACTTTGTACCCTTTTTACCTCGAGCTAGACGTTCGGGTTCTTTGCTGTATCCTCGGATCTGGGTGACGTTATGACGTTTCATTTCTGTGAGAAGCGCATTGGCTACGCCAGGATCTAAACCTGCTAGGTCTGTCAGAGCCTGCGTTGCGGTCTTGTCATTCATCCAACCCCTGCGTCGAGAGCAGAACGTTTCGATTACTTGATCGTGGGTTTTAGACTTAGCCATTCTTTTGCTTCTTCTCCTAGTACCTTTGCGCCGATGTCAATCTTGGCGCGTAAAGCTTTAACAATCTGTTCATCGATGCTACCTTCACAGACGAGATCAATGTAGGTCACATTATTCTTTTGACCAATCCGATGAGCACGATCCTCTGATTGAATGCGCGTCTCTAGATTGAAATCGTTTGCGTAGTATACCACGAGATTAGCCTCAGTCAAAGTCAACCCATACCCTGCGGTCGCAGGATTGCCTACGAAATACTTGAGCGGATGGTTGGGGTTCTGGAAATTCTTGACGATATCATTACGATCATCGTCTGATGTGTCCCCGAAGTAGGCGGCAGCGGAACCTTCACCGAACTTCTTGTTCAACATTTCTGTTATACCCATGATGTCATGACGGAACCTAGACCAGATGATTGCTTTACCATCGTGTTCGTTGATGATCTCTTCCAATGCATCCATTCGTTTGGATGGGAAGTACATCATCTCACCTTCGTCTGTCTTCAGATGCCCAGACATAATCTGTTGAAGGCGGAGCATCTGTGTGATTACAGCAGGAGCAGTAGCCATCTCACCATTCTCGAGCAGAACCATGGCGTGTCTTCGGATCTGTTCGTACATGTTCAATTGTTCTTTGGTCATGCCAACATATCGAGCGGTGTATATTTTATCAGGGAGATCCAAACAATCCTTCTTGAGTACCCGAAAGGAGAACATGTCTATTCTTTTGGTTAGTTCGTCTAGGTTTCTGAACCCAACAATCTGTTGGAAGGCTGTGTGTCCCATGGTTCTACGTTGCACGATGGCATATCGACCTTGGAACGAGTAGTATGACTCGTGTCCCAAAAGCCCTGGTCTAAGGAACTCGCACTGTGAATAAATATCCATTGGACTTTTTGTTACTGGAGATCCAGTTAATAGTCTTCTGTACTTGAAACCTGCAGCTATTTTCATTAAAGCTTTAGAGCGCTTGGCTTTGTGGTTTTTGATCGTGGTTGACTCATCAATAGCAATTAATCCGTTGTGACCGAGCGCACGAGCCATCCAGGTCCCTGCCTTCTGACCCTTGATGGAAGAGAACGCCTCGACATTCATAACAAATATAGTCAGGCCATCGAAGTCATCCTGGACCGAGCGCATTTCTTCTGCTTGTTTCTTATTGGGACCTGACACCCAACGAATCACTCGGTGCTTTACATCATCAGACATATGCTCTGGTATTTCTTTTGAAACCCAGTTACGATACACTCCTTTGGGAGCGAGGACTAAAGCGAAGTCAATCTGTCTATCTTGATACAACATACCTATGTTATCTAAGAGAACCTTGGACTTACCTGTGCCCATCTCCATGAACAGACCGAACTCTGGCCTGTCCCAACCAAACTCTAATGCATCTTTTTGATGATTAAATGGTTTCATTTTAAATTTGTAGTTGACACCCATCACATATCTCCACTATTGTCTTCATTACGGATAGCACGAGGCTACCGGATAATGCAACCCTGAAGAGGTAAAAACTTATGACTGATATATTTGAAGACATATTCGACGAGGCTGACGCAGTTAGCCAGATCGATACAGGAACTGGAAAGCAACTCAGCCAACTGGTTCGAAGCCTCCGCAACGTTGAACAACAGATCGACGATACGGAGCAACATTTAAAAGCATTGAAGCAAGAGAAGCATAAGCTCTCTGTGGAGAACATCCCTGCGTTAATGGATGAGATGGGTGTGGAACGATTAGATGTAGACGGCATGTCCGTTGAGCGTCGTATGATCGTAGCCGCCTCTATACCTGTCGCTAATAAAGACGATGCGTTTGCATGGTTAAGAACCAATGGCCTAGATGATATCATCAAGAACGATATCACTGTGTCCTTTGGCAAGGGCGAAGACAATGTAGCGGGAGATGTCGTTGGCATGCTACAGAGTAAAGGTTTTGATCCCAAGACCAAGACCCACGTTCACCCATCCACATTAAAGGCGTTCGTTAAGGAGCGCATCACTGATGGCAAACCTATCGACCTCGATCTATTCGGGGCATTCATTTCTAACACCGCAGTAATCAAGAGGAAATCATAATGGCTAGTGAAGTAGCAACGAAAAAAAATGCAGAGTTAAGCACAGACTTGATGGATGATATCCTAGAGTTTGCAGGAGAAGGTGCCGCGTTTGGTGCTGATGAGATGCAGATCCCATTCATCCGTGCGTTACAGGCTCTGTCACCACAACTAAACAAAAAGAAACCTGAGTACATCGATGGTGCGGAGCAAGGAGATTTGTTCAATACTGTCACTGGTCAGGTATGGAAGGGAGAAGAAGGGGTCACGATCATCCCCTGCTACCAAGTAACAAAGTATCTAGAGTTTACACCTCGTGATATGGGTGGTGGTTTCCGCGGAGAGATATCTCCAACCAATCCTGTTCTACAACAGACGACACGTCAGGGTTCCAAGGAACTGTTGCCGACTGGTAATGAACTGGTTAAATCTGATCAACACTATTGCTTGGTGTTGGATGGCGAAGGATCATTCCAACCTGCTGTGATCGATATGAAGTCAACGCAGTTGAAGGTCAGCCGTCGGTGGAAGACACAGATTGCAATGCAGAAGATCAAACACCCAAAGACTGGGCAGATGATTACGCCTCCATTGTTCGCAACAGAATGGAAGATTACTACTGTTGAAGAAAGCAATGACCAGGGTTCGTGGTTCAATCCATCCGTTGAGAAGGTGGGATTAGTTGGTGAACGTGACCTAATGCTCGAGGCAAAAGCTTTCCGTGACTCTGTCGCGGCAGGCGATGCGAAGGCTGTAGCAGAGGAGAGTGTGCCAACCTCTTCATCTGTTGAACAGGATGACAGTATCCCGTTTTAAACAGTCTGGGGAACGGAGTGCGGGCGCATTTTTCCGTTCCCCTTTTTCACTAGGAGCAGTACATGACACAGGCAGAACGACTACTCTCCGTTTTCATCGGAGCAAAATCAGCCCATGGCACGACAACTGTCGGACGCATAGGGCGAAATGGAAAAGCAGAATCCAAGAGCATGATCATAAGATCCCCTCTGACTGTTGACTTAGTCCAGGACCATATCGATGGTAAGCAGGGCGTGGGTGCAATCCCAATCAACGAAGAGAATGTATGTAAGTTTGCGGCGTTGGACATTGACGTCTACGATTTAAACCATAACGAACTACAGGCAAAGATCCAGAAGCTGAAGCTTCCGTTGATGCACTGCCGATCTAAATCAGGGGGAGCTCACCTCTATCTATTCTTAAAAGACTGGGTTCCTGCAGCTAACATCCGAGACTACCTGACTGAGATGTCTATAGCTCTAGGGTTCAGTGGCTGTGAGATCTTTCCAAAACAAGATACTATAATTGCAGAGCGTGGAGATGTGGGTAACTTTATCAACATGCCTTACTTCAATGCTGAGATGCCACAACGCTACGCATTCAATGCTAAGTGCGAAGCATTAGAACTAGACGAGTTCCTCGATGCGGTCGAAGAGATCCGTGTAACAGAGTCCGAGCTTGAAGGTCTGCGCTTCTCTGGCAAACGTAAGTACTTCACCGATGGTCCGCCCTGCCTTGAGCATTTGTTTGCGGATGGTCCTATCGATACACCACGCAATACATGTATGTATCAGTGCGGGATCTACGCTAAGTTATCTGAACCTGATAACTGGAAGAGCAAGTTAGAAGAGTTTAATCGAACGCTATGTACTGAGCCGTTACCTTCTCACGAAGTAATCAACCTAGGTAAATCCCTGGACAAGAAGGATTGGGCGTACAAATGTAAAGAAGAACCCTTTAAAAGTTACTGTGATCCTACGCTGTGTGCTAGTCGTAAGCATGGGATAGGTAATGAATCCCCTGACATGCCTAGTGTTGGTGGACTAACTATCATGTTATCTGAACCTAGAGTATACTTCATGGATGTTGACGGGTCACGCATACAGATTTCAACAGAGCAATTGCAGAACCAAGTGCTTTGGCAACGAGCATGCATGGAGCAGATGAACATCATGCCTCCGACAGTTAAACCCCAGAAGTGGCAGCAGATGATAAACCAGTTGATGCAGGGGGCTACTGTTCTTGAAGTACCCGAAGAAGCCACAGTCAAAGGACAATTTAAGGAGCATCTTAAAGCTTATTGTACGAGCCACATTCGAGCGATGGTTCCCGAGGAGATGGAAATGAATAAACCATGGACTGATGGAGGCACCACAAAGTTTAAGCTTGAGGGTTTAATTGAATTTTTACACCATCGAAGATTTAAAGTAGACAACAGGGGACACCTTATTCAAATGATCCGTGACATGGGTGGCGACAATGGTGTTCAAGCTATCCATAAATCAGACGGCAAACGAACAACACTTAGGTGTTGGCACATACCTGCTTTCGAACAAGAAGAAATAGAATTATCAGTGAGGGAGATGAACAATGACATCCCATTCTAATAGACTACTGCGCGTAGGAGAAGTAGCTCAGATGCTAGGGGTATCCAAGTCCTACATCTATAAGTTGGTTGCTCAGAAGACAGACTTTCCGCAGCCAATAGTTCTAGGAGACGAACACAGTAAGAGATCGTCAAGCCGTTGGGTTCTGACAGAGATCGAGGACTGGGTAAACTCTAGACCGAGGGGCAAGGATCTATGATCGATAACTCTCTACTTATACTGGGTCCTCCTGGTTGCGGTAAAACTTATCGGTTGATACAGGAGATCAAGAGCGCCTTAGATTCTGGGGTGCATCCTTCTCGTATCGGTGTGATCTCGTTTACCCGAAAGGCTATCGAAGAGATGGTGTCTCGAGCTTGTGCTGAGTTCAACCTAACCCCCAAGGATTTCCCTTACATGAGAACCAGTCATTCGTTTGGGTTCAATGGATTAGGATTACAGCGGCAAGATGTTATGAGTGCCGAGGACTATGCTGTTGTTGGATCGGATCTTGGTCTTAACTTTGAGGGAGATGACAAGACAAGTATCGATGATGGTGTTCAGTTACCTACCATCGGAGGATCTGGATCACAGTATCTACAGTTAGAGCATCGAGCGAGATATCGAATGGTTACTTTGGAAGAAGAGTTTAACCATGCGGCAAACAGAGAACTGTTCTACCCGAAGCTGTTGCAGTTGAGTCAACAACTGAGCGAATACAAATCTGCCATGGGCAAGTATGACTTCGTAGATATGATAGAGAAGTACATCGATGTGGGAGATCCACCGAGCTTAGACTATCTATTCATAGACGAAGCCCAGGATTTCACACCGCTCCAGTGGGAGATGGCTAAGTTCATAGCTTCCAAAGCAGGAAGAGTAATCATTGCAGGGGATGATGACCAGGCTGTTCACAGATGGACAGGTGTTGATGTTGATTTGTTTATCAAATCTTCTGACAACGTGGAGCGTCTCACACAATCCTATCGTATACCTAGATCGGTACATCGTTTGGCTAATGTTATATCCGAAAGAATAGGTGGCCGTTTAGAGAAAGAGTTCGAGCCTCGTGAAGAGGAGGGCATGGTTGAATACACTTATCATCTGGACTCTATCCCCTTTCAAGAAGGCACATGGACAGTGATGTGTCGAACAAACTTCTATGTAATAGAGCTAGCCAAATGGTTTCGTAAGTCAGGGTTTAAGTATTCTGTCCGTGGATACCCTAGTATCTCAGACAAATTGGTGGGCAACATCTTAACATGGAACGATCTATGTCAGGATAAGTCCGTGGGGTTAGAACGGATTCGGCAGCTGTACTCTGCCCTGCCTAAACAAGGGAAGGATGCCAAGCTCAAACGTGCGTCAACCAAGCTATTGGATGCGTTAGATCCCGAGGCTTTGATAGGTATGGCTCAACTTCAAAACGATCTTGGTCTGTTATGTGGAGCAGAGAGTTCTGCGTATGATGTGTTGAAAGTCAGTATGTCCGAGAGAAACTATATCGAGGCTATAGAACGAAGGGGCGAAGGTCTTTTGTCTGCGCCAAGGATTAAGTTGTCCACATTCCATGCTATGAAAGGTGGAGAAGATGACAACTGCGTGGTGTACACAGCGTCAACTAGGGCTTGTTATGAAACAAAGTTTCCAGAGGACGAGCATCGAGCATTTTATGTTGGGATAACAAGAACCCGACATCGACTATACATATTACAATCCGATAACAAATACAGGTATACATTATGAAACGTACAGAAATCTTAGACACCGCCAAGGAATTAATCAGTGGACAGAGAGCCAAGGATTACGGGGATGCGTTTGATAATCACAGTCGTATAGCCGAGGGTTGGAATATAATTGTTCGTGGTGCTATACTAAGTCATGGTGAGGTCACTGAACAACATGTCGTATTGATGATGGACTGGTTGAAAACTTCTAGGTTACTGGAAACGATAGACCACCAGGATTCATGGATCGACAAAGCAGGGTACACTGCGTTGGGAGGAGAGTTCTCTGAACGAGCAGAAAAAGGAATCAGATCATGAGAGAGATAGATCGTTTGGCAGAGATGCTAGGACAGATGGAACAGGACATTCGCAATAGCAAATGGTTCAAGAAACTACTAAAGAAACTTAGGCTCAAGAAATGAATAACTTATTTGGTAGCGATCTGCATCATCAGTTTAAAGGTGAGATGGATATGATTGACTCTGACTGGAACATACCACCAGAGTTCCCTGATCTCACTGGTTATAGCGAAGTTGCTGTGGATTTAGAAACCAAAGATCCTAACATTAAGAACCTTGGACCAGGATGGGCGCGGAAAGACGGGCACATCATTGGCATTGCTGTAGCTGCGGGAGAATATAAAGGCTATTTCCCTATCAGACATGAGAACGGACACAACCTGGACCCTAAGTTTGCACTAAAGTGGTTGAAGAAACAGATGTCTGTCCCTGAGATGAAGGTAATTATGCACAACGCAACTTACGATGCGGGTTGGATGAGAGCCGAGGGCATCGAGATCAAGGGTCGTATCATTGACACCATGATTACAGGCGCGTTGGTTGACGAGAACCGTTGGTCGTTTGGTCTTGATGCTATGGCTAGAGACTACGCGGGTATCCGTAAGGACGAGAAGATGTTGAAGGCGGCCGCCAAAGCATGGGGCATCGATCCCAAAGCAGAGATGTGGCAGTTACCCCCGATGTATGTGGGTGCATACGCCGAGCAAGACGCTGTGGCCACGCTAAAACTCTGGCAGTTCCTAAAGGTTAAGCTCGAGGAAGAACAGCTATGGGAAATCTGGAACATAGAAACTGATCTGATCCCCTGTATGCTAGACATGCGAAGCAACGGGGTGCGTGTTGACCTAGACAAGGCGGAGAGAAACAAGAAATTAATCCGTGGCAAAGTAAAAGAACTACGTCGAGGGATCGAGAAGCAAGCAGGCGGAGACGTTGACATATGGGCGTCAGCGTCCATAGCTAAGATGTTTGATAAGTTGGGACTAGAGTACCCAAGAACCGACAAAGGCGCTCCCTCGTTCAACAAGGGCTATCTCAGTAGCCATCCATCCAAGGTGTGCCAGGACTTAGTTAAACTCCGTGAGTTTGATAAGGCAGACAGTACGTTTATTGACAGTATACTACGTCACGAAACCAATGGTCGTATCCATACGGAGCTACACTCTACTCGTCGAGACGAAGGGGGCACAGTTACGGGGCGATTTTCTTCGAGCAACCCAAACCTGCAGCAGATACCTGCCAGAGACAAGGACATCAAGAAGTTGATCCGTGGTTTGTTTATACCAGAAGATGGATATAAGTGGGGATCGTTCGATTATTCTAGCCAAGAACCAAGATTGTTGGTACACTTCGCCGCCAGTGTTGGGGACATGCCAAGGCAGGATCTACTCGAGGACATCGTAGAGCAATACAATACATCAGATGTAGATCTACACCAGATGGTTGCGGACTTAGCGGGCATCACTCGTAAAGAAGCAAAGGCCGTAAACCTTGGGATCATGTACGGCATGGGCGTAGCTAAGCTAGCCAATCAGATTGACGTCGATCCAGACACAGCCAAGGACCTACTACAACAGCACCGAGACAAGGTTCCGTTTGTTAAAGCGTTGGCTGAGATGGCGTCTAGAAGAGCGGCAAGCAATGGTCAGATCCGAACCTTACTAGGACGTAAGTGTAGGTTTCATCTCTGGGAACCTAAGACATTTGGTGCAGGCAAACCTTTACCACATGAGGATGCTCAGAAAGAATACGGCGGACCCAATGGAATCCGTCGAGCGTTTACATACAAGGCGTTGAATAGATTGATCCAAGGATCGGCGGCCGATCAAACAAAGAAAGCTATGCTTGATTGTTATAGGGAGGGATTTACTCCTATGCTTACAGTACACGACGAGCTTTGTTTTAATATAGAAAGCCCCGAGCAGACCGCTCGGATCAAAGAGATCATGGAGACAGGGGTTAATTTAAAGGTTCCGTCTAAGATAGACGTGGATATTCAAGATGACTGGGGAGAAATAGAATGAAGTATGGATCAGTATGCTCGGGCATCGAGGCGGCTACTGCCGCTTGGCATCCACTGGGTTGGGAACCACAATGGTTCAGTGAGGTTGACCCTTTTCCAAGTGCCGTGTTGCAACATCACTACCCACACATACCAAATCATGGAGACATGACCAAATATAAGGAATGGAATAATGACAGAACAATTGAGCTTCTTGTTGGCGGGACACCATGTCAGTCCTACAGCGTCGCCGGACTTAGAAAAGGAATCTCGGACCCGAGGGGAAGCCTCATGCTTACATATCTTGCAATGGCTGAACAATTTAAGCCCAAATGGATTGTCTGGGAAAATGTCCCCGGTGTCTTGTCCTCCAACGGAGGAAGGGATTTTGGTACCTTCCTCGGGGCGTTGGGGAAAATCGGGTACGGGTTCTCCTACAGAGTGCTGGACGCACAATTCTTCGGAGTTCCACAAAGACGCCGCCGTGTGTTCGTTGTCGGATATCTTGGAGACTGGAGACGTGCCGCAAGTGTTTTATTTGAGCCCGAAAGCATGTCGGGGAATCCTCCTCCGAGCCGAGAGGCGGGGCAAAGAGTTGCCCCCACAGTTACAGTCGGCCCTCCTTTTAGTCGCACAGGAAACTCCAGAGTAGAAACCGAAGCGTTAGTTACCTACGCTCTGCCTGGGAATTGGATTGGTCGTAAGCCAGAGAACGGTGGCAATCAGGTAGAACCCTTTGTTGATCTGTCCCCTTGTCAAACGGCAACCGATGTTCATGCTATCGTTGCTTCAAGGATGCGTGGGTTTGGAGACTACACGGATGACGGAACGGCAAGCACAGTCAAAGCACGGGACGACAAGGATGCTACAGATCTAGTCGCCGCTTCGAAAGCTACAGGAGAAACAACCTTATCTGATGTGACGATGTCTCTTACTGCAAGCTATGGACAGGGAGGCGCGGACTTAGCAACCAAGCCAATGGTCTGTTCCAGTACAGTCAGGAGGCTCACTCCAAAAGAATGTGAGAGATTACAGGGTTTCCCCGATGACTTTAGTAGGATACCATGGAGGAATAAAGAGCCAGAGGATTGCCCTAATGGCCATAGGTACAAGGCGTTAGGCAATAGTATGGCAGTCCCTGTCATGAATTGGATAGGGCGACGCATTGATATGGTTGAAAAAGGAGAACTATAATGATCAATCCTCAGAAAGTGGAAACGCTAGGCTTTCATCAAATGCACGATATGCAGATAGAAGCGTTGATGGACTTTGTTAATATGGGCTTGAACCTTGCAGCTATGTGCGGTGACCAGGATATTATGGACGAGGCTGAAGCCGAAGCCGACGAACTGATTAGATTGTTCGGGGGCAACGGCGTTAGATTAAAGATTGAAAGTTACTGATTATCCCTAGCGCGATCGGCTATCTCTTGGTTAGCTCGGTCGCCTAACAACGATGGCACGAATGCTTTGACACGATCAAAGACTTCGCCGCCTTTTTCAACAACAGAGTCCGTCACGTTATCAAACGTATTAGATACCTGGCCCACGAAGTTCTGCGTTGGTGCAGCTACAGGAGCAGGGCTTTCTACAACATCAAATGGTTGCGTTGGATCGAACGACCCTTCAGCTACTTGTTCGGGCTGTGTAGAAACAATCTCACTGTTCATCATCGAACGTCTGATTTCATTAATATCAGCAACAGGTAACCTCTGTAAAATACGATTTTCTTTTTTTACATTTACTTCGTCACTTACTTCTCTCAGTAGATTTCTGCTAATCTTAATAGGCTCAAACCTGTTTCGAAGAATATTGTTTAATTCTTTCTTAGACACCCCTGTGTTTTTTAAAGCACGGAATATCTGAGCGCGAGTAAATCCTGCATCCATTGCAGTATCTATTTTATTTTTCAACAGGCTCTGATGTCTACGTTTGGCATCGTTAGCTTTGACGTATGCAGCCATTACATCTTCAGCAGTAGCATCGTTGTCATCGGCTACCTTAGTAAAGATCTGAACAGCACTTGATCTATCCGCTGAGTAAGCTCCACCGTCATAACCAAGACTTCTACCAATGTTTACTTTCATTGGCCGTAGTCCGGTGAGCATGGTGCCTGCTTCTTCTGCCACAGAATATTCATCCCCTGACTTACTTGGAGTATCTGTGAATGCACGATTGATCCTGCCCTCAGTAATCTCTCCACCTTTAACAGTGTAGGCTTGCTCTACGATTCCAGGTATAAATGCTCCGGCAACGTGATTGATAGACTTAGAAAGCTTATCGCCCCACATTTCTCCAGGCTCATATATCTCAGCACCTGTCTGAGTTTTACCATCACGTAAAGTAACATCGACGAGACGTTCCGTGGCCATAGCTTCGGAAGCAAATGGTTCTGCAAACTTTTTAAACGCAGCCATAGCCGCGAACCCAAGTTTCTCAGCATCATTAGCTCCGACCGCGCCTTTGTTTCTGTATACTTCCATCGCCGCACGAGCAGGAGCCAACATAAATTCATACGGCAGCATGTAAGATAGATCCACAGCTTCGGCATTTAGGTCTGCATCTGGTTTCTCTAGATACATCATTGTATTACCTTCAGACCAGTAAGGTTTGTTCTGCTCTAGTAGATCCTCTTCAGCTTCAGTAATACCTAGAACGTCATGCGCTGCATTACGCATAGCTCCTGGTGCAACTGTAGCCATAGAGATATATCCTGTAAGACGCTCCGCTCCGATGCCGCGGATCTGTCGAGCAAATGCATTAGCTTTTTCCACAGCAATCTCACGAGTCATGTTTGGCGCGCTTGATTGGATTGCATTAACTAATTCGTCAGTTGCTTTGAATCCCATCTCTCTAACAGATCTGTTTACGATGTTACCTGATGTACGAATAATCTCTGCGGGGAACGCCATGAAGTTACCCATGACTGGGATCCGACGAAGCGATTTGATAACTTCGGGAACCATAGAGTACACAGGCATTGTTTGTTTTACCACATCCACGGCTAACATATCACCAAAATCTGTCCCTGCTATAGACGTCTTACGTTTTGCTATCTTAGCATTGACCAATGCGTCTTGAACCGCGGGATTAACATTCTCAATATCTAACCCTGCTTTTCTTAATGCCGCTCCATACCTAGCTTTCTCCCCTAATGCGCCAACTACTTTCCAATAGTCGTCGCCCAGTTGATATGTCTTCTCCATGAAGTTGATCGTGGTTCCTGCAACTGGGGTCTTACGAAGTAACTTACCCCCTGTATTTAACATAGCCGATACGCCTGATTTCGTTTGTTCTTTTAACAGGTTCTTGATCTCGCTGAGTTGGATGTTCTGCCCAATAGCACCCTCGTCCTGCATAGCTTTTAGAAGTCTGAACTGTTCTGGACTATCAATTGCATTGGACATCAACACTTGCCCGCTCTCAAAGATACCCATGTTACGTCCGAGCAACCCGTTCGCCCCAACAACAAATGTATTAGACAGGAAGTTACGAACTTGAGACAGTGGGTTTAACACTGTCTTTGACATCTGAGACACACCTTTGAGTTGCAGAGAAACGGCCAATGCGTTTTGTGCAAACGATTGTGAACGACCAGGAGTAGTTAAGCTGTTAGCTATTTCAGTAGGTACATAGTTTCCAGACAAGGACCCATATGCTCCACCAAAAGGATGGTCCATATCAGCTTCGCCCAACTTGGTGTAGTTTAAATCGTTGGTTAATACTTTAGTTTGACCGTCCGTTAAATTATTACCATTAATAGCTAAAGGTCGTCCCCCTGCGTTCATTTTTTCAATAGCCTCATCAAGATATTGAACCTGACCTGGAACCGACCTTGACGGTGCGGTGCTACTTATGGAATCAAATAGCTTTTGAGAAGCCATAGTTGTCGCCATGTTGTCTACCGTAAGTAAGAAAGCTTGCCTAGGATTGCGAACCTCTCCCATCATTTCTCGTAGCGCAGGAGCAGCATCTAAGTACTCACCTCGCTCAGTCAACATTCCACTCGCTAATTTAAACAACGAAGTCCTGCCTACTACTTCTTTAGCACCTTTAGCCACACTTGCCCCCGCCTGACGTGCGGCGGCTTCTGGAGTTAAACCAAAAGAATTTACAATAGATCTGTTGAAAACTTCAGATATAAACAAGTCTGCCTGTTGGTCAGCCAGTTCTGTAACTGTACCAGGGTTTTTTGTTTGTATTACTTTTCGAAGCTCCTCTTTAGCTTGTTTGTATTGAGGCATAGTTTTAAAATCAACATCACTAAACTTATTAGGGTTTAGATGTAATTCATATAGCCGTCGAATGTATGTGCCCTGATTGTTTTGAAACTGTTGAAGCAGTTCCACTTGTCGTTGAGGTGTCAAGTTGGGTGCGGAACGAACCGCTGTTTCAAACTCAACACTGAGGTCATCAATTTTATTTCTCATTGCATCTACAGCGGTGCGAACCTTAGTTCCGTAAACAGCACCAAAGTTATCGGCGTCCATTTCCCCTGTAAGATAATCCATTGTGTCGTTGTACGCTCGTTGCGTAGCTTTCTTGCCGCGCCCTGTAAGCTTCTGTAATCTAATAGATTTTTTAAGTGCTTTGTCAAAATCATTAAGAAGTCTAGTAGCGGCAGCCTCTTGAGAATCCGTGATGCCCTCTGCGGTTCTAACAGCTGCGCCTATTTCTTCTGGAGCACCGGCGTCCGCAGTGAAGTTTCTTTTTAGAAAGTTGGCGCCGCCAGGGAAAAACCCTTTTGCTTTATCCCCAAGGTAGCCCATCCCAGTTTGTAAACCTCTGGCTAAAGTTGGCATACCCGAAAGCTCACTACTTCCTATTCCTTTGATTACGGCACCTGCTACAGGTAGTACGATCTCGCCTGCAAGATTAAAACTTGCTCCTTCAGTACCTAAACGAAATTTGTTTCTAAGACGGACAGCAGCCAATTCTTTACCCGTCAAAGATCCTTCGTCCTCAGTTTGTAAGAACTCAGGCATAGCGTCCCAACTGTCTGCTAATGTAGTCATAGTACTAGGAGAAACCAGTACGTCTGCAATACCAGTTCCTGCTGTAGTTAAACCGGCTCGACCGGCTCGTGTTTGTGTAAGTACTTTAGGTGCCTTGCGTCCAAACAAATCTGCGGATTGTCCAAACCATGTCCGCGCTTTCTTTACCGCTTTACCAGACTGCAAAGCTTTTCTAGCTTTGTCTGCTTTGGAAACCCAACTAAACACACCAATACCTGGAGCACCGTAGTTTACTATAGTCTCTACTACTTTCCCTGCGGTACGTTCTGGCGTTAAACCAAGGTTAGTCTTTGCATCTTCAAAGAACTTAGTCGTAGCTTCTTGACTGCCTTCGTCAATTATATTTGCGGCTTCTAGTCCCGCAGCACCAAGTTCCGAGATCCCCTGTCCGATGTCCACGATCCCTGCACCGGCACCCCGAGCAATAGAACCAATGACTGTTTGTTCGGATTCGTCTTCTTGATCTTTAACTGTAAAAGGTTTGCTTGGATCAAACCCTACAGGCTCTGGTTCAGCAATAGTAAAAGGTTTGCTTGGATCAAATTCAGCCATGGAACCACCTTATTTTATTTGACTTGTTGGAACTCTAAATGTGTTCCCGTTTTGCACTACCTCAACCAAACCATCATCCTCTGCTTCGGTAGCTGTACTAGATCCTAAAGTTTTAAACGTAGACATGTCTACACCCATGGCTTCATATAATGGTATAACTGAAGCTAAAGCAAGGGATTGAATAGTTTCGCCTTCTTTGAGTACAAGTGTTCCGTTGTCTATTGCGGTTGCGAGTTCGTTTTCTTTAAACTGAATAGCATCAATCGGGGATTTGTAATTACGCATCCCTGTTTCGCCTGCAGCTTTTATTCCCGCAAGAGTTTTTGCACTACGCAATCTAGCCGCTAAACGTTTGTCTTTGTTAGACTCTTCTAACGCCAACATGTTGATCTTATCTTGACGCGCTTGATTAGAAGCTTTGTCTTGCTTCATCATTTTAGAACCTGCAAGCAAACCATCAGCGATATTTTTAATTGCACTAGGATCGTCCCCTGCCGCAACAGCGAAACCCACCATCGCCATGTTCATCCAGAACTCTTCCTTCTTGTCTTCTTTGGTGTCCGTTCCTAACAGGTCGCTCAAGACTTTCTTGTACGATGAAATTCTTTCGGGCATGTCCATGCCTTCAAAGTCCTCGCCTAGTGCGTCCCCTACAGCATTAGCCATGTCTTCACTTAGATCAGATGATCCTTTAATCTTTTCAACTATTTTTTTTGATGAAAGATCAGGCGGCGCCTCACGTCCTTCAAGAAACTCTTCTATCGTCCATTTACCATCGCCTTCGTATACTTCGCCTTTATTCTTTTCGCCTACAAAAGGAGCCGGTGGAACATCCTGGGCAAAGGCTTCATCTTCCGCCGCAATACGTTCAGCACGGTCAGCGTCGTCTTCTTTCTTTTGGATTTTTTCTTCGTAAGGACTTGGTGGAGTTAACACTTCTGCCGCCGCACCCATAGCAGCGCCTTGTTTCTCGGCTTCGTTAAAGTCAGCAATAGTAGATATCGCGTCTTCTCGGTTGCCTTTTGCTGCCGGAGCAAAGATTTCATCTATTCTTTCCATCAAGCTAGCTTCGTCATCGTCAACAGAAGCCGTAGGAATAGTCTCTGTTGAGAAATCCATTGCTGTTCTACCAGGACCACGGCGCGCTCGGTCGTTATCAGAGGTATCTAAAAGTTCTGCGGAGTTAACGTTGATCCGTTCTGGCGCAATCTCTGGTTCACTAAGTATTTCTGCGCTAGCTAATGGTATATCTAGAATAGCAGTAGCCTCGTCATCGGCATCTCCAAGAGGCAAATTACTTTCAATAATATTTTGTCCTCTTTCTTCTCGCGCTGTTTTTGCGTTTGGGGCAAAGATTTCATCTATCTTTTGCATAATACCACCAGAACCGTTGTTTATGGTTTCTATTACCTGTCGGTCTTGTTCGGTAAACGGTTCATTATTGCGAATTTTCTTCATTATGTCTTCGCGTAAACGCTCTAAAAAACTAGGCTGTGGATCCACAGTAAACGTCCCTGTTGCACCAGACGCATCCGTAGTAACCGTGCCACCAGGAGCAAACCGCTGTGTGGCATCAACCATCTCAGGAGATGAAGCTAGTATGCCGCCCATGTTTGCTAGCTTGGCACGAGCATTGCGGTTCACGAACATCTTTCGGTTCAACACATTGTTCATATTATTGTCCTCCGCCGCCAAACATACCTGTCTGACCTAGACTATATAGACCACCCGCTAGACCTGCAAACTGTGAGATTGCACTCGGGCTAGGTCTTTGCTGATTTGTAAATGTAGACTGTGACGTTGGCATCCCTTGGAATATATCTGAGTAGAAGCCCAACTGTTGGTATGGTTGCATAACATTCTGGTACTGAGTCTGACGTGCCGCATCCATCTCTGACTGCTGTTGCTGTTGCTCTTGGCCACCAAGGCTTGATAAAGTATTGATATCGTTGATGTTTAATCCTTGGAACGCCTCGCCTAGTTTAGCCTGTTGCATACCCAAGCTACCAATGCCCTGCGCCAATTGACCATACTGCCCTGCGCCTTGTTGCATAAGTTGTGCACCGGCTAATCCTGCTTGCCCTGCCGCTTGCGCTCTAGCTAACTGCTGTTGCTGTGCTTGTCCGTAGCCAGACTGACGTAAGTTCGCCGCTGTTCGCGCTTGTGTTTCTAATGTGTTTCTGTTTTGCTCTGCCGCTTGAATACCTTGACGTGATCCACCAAAAGCTCCTGCGCCTACGGCTTGTGCCGCTAGACCTTGCTGTTGTATCTGACCCTGACGAGCTATATCCTTCATACTTTGCTGAACAACCGCATCTTCATACGGATTCATGTATGCCTGTACTGCATTCGGATCTAATATGTTTGCAGCTGTTTGCTGACCGATCTGGCCTGCCGATGTGATAGATGCAGATAACGGATCTAATCCTGCCTGTGCCGCAGCCAATCCTGTACCAACACTGCCTGCCCCTGCTTGCAACATGGGAGCGTATGCTCCTACACCCTGAGTAGCTAGGCTAGTAGCTTGTTGTTGCATCGGACTTCGCCCTGCAACCTGATATCCTGGTAGAGTATAGTCTTGCTTGCCAAGAGCTTGACCCCTATCAAGGATCTCCTTCATGTACTTTTTCTGCCACTCTGGTAAGTCGGTTACCGAAGTGCTAGTGTAGTTTTCAACCATGTTGGTTACCCTTCATCTTTCTAACTTCAGCAAACATTCTAGCTGCTTCCGCTCCGCGTGTTCCGTTTGCCGCGCCACCAAGGCGCATTCCTGCTCGTTTCATGTTTCCATCTGGATCCATGTTAGCCAGATCTTTACCTGACAAAATAACTTCGCCGTTACCTACAGCGATTTCCTCAACAGGGCGACCGTTCTGTGTAATAACTCCTGGTATTGAATCACTCGTCACAGTCCCTGGACCTTGGATCAAGCCTCCACCTGCAAACTGCGCTATGCCTCCACCGGCTAACGTTTGCTTTGGAGTTATTAAAGCCGCTTGGGCTTCTTTAGCCTCTACCATCTTGTCGTGAATATCTCGTTCTTCTTCTGTGGTAAACGCAGGCGCTCTGCCGTCAGGACCCGTGTATCTAGATTTAAACAGGTTTTGATCCCAACCATCTTCTTGGCTAGGACCCTTGTTCCACTTAGCCATCCGTGCTTCGTTAGCTGCGCCGCCATCATCGTCATCGTCAAACAACTTGCCAACGAGAGCTCCAATTCCTGTAACTCCTGCGGCTCCTAATAAACTCCCAAGACCAGGCGCTATCGCGTTACCTATAAATCCACCAATTAAATTACCTAAACCCATTACGCCTCACCTACTATCTGCTCGGGCATTGTAACCACGATCGTTGTACTGCGCCGCTCGGATCCTGTCCATGGTTCACCGCAGTCAGGGCAGTTACCACTTGGGTAGGATGCAATCTCTTCTGGCGTATCGACTGCGTTTTCGCAGCTTACACAATGCACTATATCAGAACTTGTAGAAGGTTTCCACTGTGTACCGTTAGGCATTTGAATTATTTGATCACTCATGTTATCACCACCGTTACTGTTCCTACTGAACTAGCTGCCGAAACGCTTCCTGAGTAGGTATCACCCTGTCGAATGATTTTCAAAAAGCCATTTGCCTCGAATACATCCCCTAAGTCTAGCGTATTTGCCGCGCCATCGCTAGGTATTCCTTGTAAATTTACTATAGGACTACGCTGTTCGTCAATGAAGTTGTCCAAGGTCCGTGCTAATTGGTTAACATATGCCGCGCTATACTCCAAGGGAGCAATAGGAATTATTTGTCGGACGATCTTTCTGGTCATCTACGACCATCAGGACGCATATCCAGTCTTGGTGCGCCTAATCTCCACTTAACCCCTGTTGTATCACTAGATACTTTCAAGCTCATCTGCCTTCCACGTAGTCTCATAAACAATTGTTTGGTGTAATTATCCGTGCCAGATACAACGGATGTTCTAATAACATCGCCGCTATCTGAGCCCTGGCCTGTCGCACTGCCGTTGTAGTTACGTGCAGCCATAGTAAACTCTACTTCTGGTGCCGCAGCTGTTGACTGGCTAAAGTTTAAATCAGGTATAACCTTGTTGATCAACATGAAGTGATCGCCGTCACCTATGTCAAAGTCTGATGACTGGACGTATGCGTCTATAGCAGACGCGGGAGTTGTGCTTCCATCATCCAAACCATTCTCCTGATTATACAAATAGCTATCTACCCCTGCCGCTTGTGGGAACGAACGTTGCCCTGCCGCTCTGTCATTCCATGCAGTACGAGCTAATTTACCGTATACCCAAGTCTGCTCGAGGTAGTTGTATACAACATAACTATCGATCTCATTGCTAGAAGCAGAGCAATAGTACCACCAAACCTCACTTTGGCTAGCCAAGCTCCCTGCGTGAAATTTAAACGATTGGTTTCTGTTGAGATCATCGAACACATACTGGCGTACAGTACATGGGATCGGCTGAATACGACCATCGTACATGTAGAAGTTCTCTTGACCCATCCAGTAAACGATGTCGTTGACACTGATTGCAGTGTTAGGTCCGGCAATTCTAATGTTGTCACCCAACATAGCTGTACCAAATGTGTATGGTGGTCCCAAGAACTGTAGGCTGTGCAGCGTATGGTCTGTCCAAATTAGGATCTGACGGCTAGTTCTAACTGCGGTTACAATCTCTGAGCCTTGTGATAGACGTAAATCCCCTGCCGTATTGGTGGCTGTAGGTGTCCAATCAGTTAGGCTCTCTTGGCTAGACCAACGGATCAACAACGGATCTTGCTGTGTTTCACCCAATGGGTTTGCACCAAAGCAGATAACGTGGCGATCTGTTTCTGATACCAGTACCTTACGCGCTACAGTAGGGACATTGGAAGCACCGGTTAACGAACTTAGAGCCACGGCTCTTGTGTTTGTTGTGCCTGTAGCGTCCCAATAGAATATCTGCCCGTCTGCAATATTCATAATGAGGTCTTCGCCAAAGTCATCTGCAAACCAAAGACGTAACGTATTACCGGCTAAAGAACCTGCACCAGAGCCCCAGGTAAAACGACCCCAGGTTCCTGCGCCCCACCCTGGACCAAGGATCGTGGTGTTTAGACCGATGTTAATTTGATATGCTGCTTCGACTGATGATCCACCGCCCGCTGTACTACCAGAAGAGGCTGATCCACCTGTGTTTACTCTGTAGGAGTTAGCATTAACTACCTCTGTAACTACCTGTTCTTTGTTTAGGTTTGCCGTGGTCAGCCCGTCAAAGGCTGTAGCACCAGAGAACGTAACGTATGAACCAAGAGTTACGCCATGCCCAGTGTCTGTAACTGTGATAACACCTGATCCTGCACCACCTGTTGTGTTAAATGGGTTAGCTCCAAGGGTCACGGTTCGACGAATAGGCGTTATATCATAGAGCGCGCCTGAGTCTTCTAAGTATGCTTTCTTCTCTGTGCCCAGGAACAACAGGTTCTCTGAGGCTAGAGTTACAAAGTCATGCATGCAGCGGCATGTTCCAATAAACGCGGACGCCCCTACCTTGACCCAACCACCTATGCGCTCGACAAAGCCAGAGCGGAAACGTATTTTGTCTCCGTCATACCAACCACCTTCGTTTGAGTAATTGGTTCCTTCTCGGTTAAGACCAGCTCGGAATACTAGCTTTGTTAAAGGCATATGTCATTACTCCGCATCTGCGATTGTTAAGGTTCCAGCTTCGACTTGCTTGAGTATCTCTGCGTAGTGACGATTGGCTGGGTCTAGTGGGACTGACATTACTTGTCCGTCTATTGTTGCTTGGATGCTTGAGTTGTTGCCATCACTTTGTGTATATTGTGCTGTTGTAATGTTCATTTCATCTCTTCCTTATAACTCTGCATCAAACTCAATATAGGCATCATTATCATTATTGTTTCTTAGTCTAAATACTTGTTTTGCACCAAACCCACTAGCTACACTTACATGATCACGGATACTATTTTTTGTTGCATTTTGAAAAGTAAAACTTGAAATAGCAATATTTGTGTCCGCACTAGCAATAAAATTACCTACTTGCGTTGCAGTGGGTGATGCTCTCATAGTCGTAGGGTATTGAATATACGCAATACCTTGTGTACTATCATAAGCGGCTATAAGCCCAAACTCTGCGTATGTTGTTCCATCAGAACTAAGCCTAGAATAATACCTCTGACACTTCGCCAGTTCTTCTCCGTATGTCCTATGCTCGAATGGGGTGGCTGTGTCGCCGACTTCTAGTTGGACACCTGTGATTTGCCATGTGGCGTTAGTTGTACCTGCTACGTCAGCTACTTGCCCATAGCCAAACCTTGCAGCAGACCATGTTGCCCATGAAGTATTGTTTGTTGTTTTTCTGTCAGGGCCAACAGAAAGAAAGAAGTAAGTTTCCAAACCTCCGCCATTGTTATTGTCTATTACACCGACTGTATCTGGTGGGAAAGTTATAGTCTTGTATTCCCATGTGTTAGCTGAGTTAATTGTGTAAGTAGCACCAATATTCCTGTTATCATCATTTTCGTATAGTGATAAACAGTAAGCACCTGTTACACTTGATTTGACCCAAAACGAAACAGTTACAGATTGTGCATCAGATGTTCCGTATCCTAGTTGTTGTAGGTTTTGTGCTTCTATAGCATGAAAAACTGCTAACTGTTTTGATCCTGACATTGTTTCAGCAGTAGTAACTGTAATTTTAAGAGAGTTGCTAAAACCCGAAGGTGCGTTTGTATCTTGAGTTTGAGTTATAGCCAAACTACTTGTGCTACCTTCTGATGGTTTGAACCTATCCACAGTTCCATATGAAAATGTCGTAGCACTTGTCCCACGTTGTGCCACTTCCATAGCACCATTGATTATAAGATTACGATTCCCCAGTTGACCGAGGTTCGCGCCGTTGTTGTCAATTGTTGAAATCGCCATTTATTTATTCCTCTTTTTGACCCTCTAATGAGGATGCTAACATATTTACAAACGCTTCGCGACCTACATTTAATTGATCCACGTTAAACCGTGCGTTGTCTAGCTTCCTGCTCAAATCATTAATATGATTTAATGCAATCTGTTGTTCTTGCGTGAACTCATCCACGTTGTATTCTTTTTCATTGATTGTAATGAGGTTCTTTTCATTTTTACCCATTGTAATCTCCCGTTAGTGTTTAAATTAAGAAGCGGTGTATCCGTTTCCTGCTGTGATAGCGGCGTTTACCGCTGTCATACTTTCGTCTGTCCAGTAATCTTTAGCAACCATTAGCTCTAGGTGTGCTACGTTACGATCCACACAGTCTTGTCTGTCTGCCGCATCATCATCTGCCATAGCATTACCTGCTATCACGTCATTGATAAGTGCAACTGAGTCACCCATTGCTGAGTAGTTCTGTGCGATTTGTTCTGCTGTTAATTCATCCATTGGTTATGCTCCTTCTAAAGCTGTAATACGAGCCTCTAGCTCTTGGATTGTTTTTACTAATAGTGGTACAAGTTTAGACTGATCTATGCCTTGCATTACGGCAACGCCATCTGCATCGACTTCGTTGTGTGTTCCATGTACTGCTTCTGGTACAACTGCCTGTGCTTCGTGGGCTAAGAAACCATCGACTGTAGTATCTGGATCAGCAATAAAGTTAAACCTTGCTGGCTTGAGTTGCTTTAACCTAGTTGTAGCATCCCATGTGTAACTTACGTTTTCTTTTAGGCGGTGATCTGAGGAGGTGTTATAAGAAACAGATGAACTACCTGTTGTTACTGTTCCAACAACTCCTCCATTAGTAGTATGTTCAAAGGCTAATGCTCTGTTTGAACTACCGACTTCTCCTATAAAATTACCATGAGCAGTAAGGTTGCCATTAGCAAACCCTATTCTTCCGTTGTAAATATTTACTCTAGGATTACCATCCCCATCAGACAGCACGATGTGGTTGCTTGAGGTGCGGATGTCTAGGCCGCCTTGGTTGCCGTTGTAGCGTCCAATTATTGTGTTTTTAGCACCTGATGTGACATTATACCCTGCGGAACGACCAACAAAAGTATTTTTGTCTGATGTCGTATTATATCCAGAAACATTACCAATAAAAGTATTTGAGGCCGCAGTTGCGCATGAATATCCTGCTTCAATACCAAACGAAGCATTATTAACGCCTGTGGTGTTGGATTGCAAAGCACCAAGACCAAAAGCTGAGTTACTTTCCCCAGTAGTATTGTTATATAATGCCAACCTTCCCACAGCAGTATTACTTCCACCTGTAGTATTACTATAAAGCGACTGATAACCCACAGCAGTGTTGTTACTTGCGGTGGTGTTGGAGTTAAGAGCCTTATAGCCAAAACCTGAGTTATTAGCCCCTGTAGTATTTGCAAACAATGCCCCATGTCCAAAAGCACTATTGTCTGAAGCTGTGGTATTACTGTATAAAGCCGCATAACCTACAGCAGTATTATCATCACCTGTACTATTAGTATAAATAGCGTTTGCTCCCACAGACACATTTCTATTACCAGTAGTATTACTATATCCAGCCCGATAACCAGTAGCCGTGTTGTAGTCTGCGGTGGTGTTTGATTGCAGTGCTTGTCTGCCTAACGCTGTGTTATATGCACCTGTTGTGTTATAGTATAAAGAATTATTACCAACCGCTACGTTTTCTTGACCAGTAGTATTAGTATATAAGGTGTTTCTTCCTAGTGCAGTATTGGTACTACCAGTTGTATTGGAGTATAAGGCTTGAAAGCCAAAAGCGTTATTCTCATTACCTGTAGTATTAGTATAAAAAGCACCCTTACCAACGGATGTATTTGAATGACCAGTCGTATTACTATAACCCGATAGTCCACCAACAAAGGTATTGTGTGTGCCTGTTGTTACTGCATTACCTGCGGAAAAACCTACTGCTACGTTATAGTTGTCAGTAGCTG